AGATTAAAGCTTGCTCTTTAGTAAAAGGTGTTTTTGTTTCTTTTTCAAATTGTTTTTTTTGCTCTTTGTAAAAATCCGCCTCCTCAATGTTTGGTGTAAACATAATAGGTCTATTATTAGAGCCAAGCATTATTTCTTCTTGTCCACTTTCGCCAACCTTGTGGGCAACAAAATAAGAAGGTTTTCCACCAGCTATAAAATTTGGATGAGGAACTAAAGAAAAATCTTTATCTATATCATCAACTTTATTTATAGCTTTATTTTCAATAATTTTATAAGCAAATTGTTCTTTAATCCAAGAAGTATCTCCGCCATTATATTTATTATAAAAAGTTTCTGGAGCATACCTCATAACCTTTTTTTTGCCAATTTCCGTAATTGCAAATTCATTTTTTATAACATTTTTTGCAAATTCTACGCTTCCTTCTAGTGTAGCATTTTTGTTATTAGTAAATTGGTCTTTAACAATTTGCTCAAAAGTTATTTTTAAACCATCTTCAATTGCTGGATTAGACGAAAAAAAGGATTTATAATTTTCATCAATAAAATCATCAAAATTTTGTTGTATATTTTTTTTAGAGTTTTTTTCGTTAATAACTTGCATTTTAGCAATTCTATCCATTGACTGATATTTGCTAATTTCTTTTTCCGAATATTCAATTATTTGTTGTGCTGGCAATCCACTTGCACTTCTTTTTTTTATTTCCATTGCAAAATTAATATCATCAGAACTAAATTGATTTTGTAATCTTGGATTTGCTTCAATTAAATTAGCAATGTTTGATGCTGTTTCTAATTTTTGTTGAGGATTTCCAACATTTAATTGCGTGCTCCAAATTCCTTTTACTTCGCTTGGAACATAACCAGTTTTTTGAATAAAACTCATTGTTGAAACAATTGGGTCAATTCCCTGTTTTCTATTATTGTTAATAATATTTTGATAAGCTAAATCTCCGATTTTTTTATCATCAGAATTTGTTGGATCAATAAAGGCTTGTCCATTAGCAACTAAATTAGCTTGTCTAGTTTTTTCATATTGGATTTGTAAATCTTGAATAATTGATTTTTGTTTATCCCTTTCTCGGTTTATGTCGTTTTGGTCAATTAAACCTGATTTTAAACCAGTTTGTAAAATTGTGTTTAATTCGTTTGATAATTTTGTCGGATTTCCACCTTTTCCAAGTCTTTCATTTACAGAATAAATTCCTTCATAGATTTTATTTGTTCCATATTCTTTTTTCTTACTAGAAAGCGTTCTATCAACATCAAAATTAAAGTCTACAGCCTCAACATCAGCTTGTCTTTTAATTAAACTTGACAATCTTTGATTATCTTTATATTGATTAGTGTAATTATTAATAAAAGAATCTCTTTCCGATTGAAAAGTTTTCTTTGTTTTATCAAAAAGCATTGGGTCATTTGCTGGCAATTCGCTTAATGCTATTCTTTTTTCATTCTCAAATGTGGCAAGTTTTGTTTTAAAATCAACTACTTGTGCAGCATTAAAAGCTTCATCTTCTTTAATAGATTGATATTGCATTTGTCCTGCAATATTTATTAAATTACCTGATAGTTGATTACCAAGATTTGCAAGCATTTGTGATGATTGAGTATCTGGCATGGCAATATCAGTTTTTGCCGATGGTGTCGCTATAATTCCGTATGAGTCAGGTATTTTTGGCATAATTATTGTGTCATAGTTTTATTACCAATATTTGAAAAATTTGAAGCAGATTGAGCAATATTTCCAAAACTTGAAGCTATCGCCATAGGCAGTAATTTTTTTCTTTGTTTTCTTGCTTGTTGTGCTTGCTGTCTTAAAAGATTTGCTTCCATTTGAGCATTTCTTTTTATAATTGCAATGTTTTGTTCTTTATCGGCAATAGTTTTATCAAAAATGTTTAAAACAGAACCTTCCATTTCCGCTCCGCTGGTAGCAACGGAAAGTTTTTGTTCGCCAAGTAAACTTTCAAATTGTTTTGCGGTTTGTATGGCTTGAAATTGTCCTTGCTCTTCAACTAATCGAGCTTGGTCTTCCAAAGCCATTGCTTGGCGTTTTAAGTCTTTTTTAGCCATATTAGCACCATAAATGCTACTAGGCATATTTAAAACCGCTCCTGCTGCCGCAATATAAGGTGCTACCATTAGATATTTACCTCGTAAGTTATGTTTTTAATATTCATTGCTTGTGGCTCTTCTTGTATAATCGAATATTTTCTATCATAGCCCCAATCGCCAGCAACACTTATTAATTTTACTCCATCTTTAAAGGCTGGGGCTTCATTCATATTATCGTTTAAATCTCTTGAAATTATTGGCAATGTTTTTCCATCGATAACAATAGAACCCGCCCTAGATGTAAAAAACTTTATAGCTAATTCAGTAATTCGCAACTGTTTATTTTGCTGTGAACCAATAGTTTGTAATAATTTTTTACTTTCAATTGGGTATGAAGTAAAAGTTGATTTATATTTTAAACCAACATGAATTATTGAAGCAAAATTTTCAAGAGTTATTTTACCTTCAGCATTTACTGTTTTACTTTTAGGGTCAGTTGCTCCATCTCCATTAGCTTCTACACTTGCCCCTATCAAATGAGTTAATCCACTTACTTCTTGAATTGCGATTGCCCAATTATTAGCTGTTAAAGAATTTGAGCTAAAATCTCTAATTATTGTTATAGAAACTTGAGTTGTTGAAGTGTAAGCAGTAATTTTAGCCTTGCCCGTGCCGTTTAAATTTCTTATTTCTTTACCAACACTTGACGCAGAAAATATAGCACTGCCTGCGGTTGCTATTCCACTACCAATAGTTAAGGTTGTGTTTTGCGTTCCATCGTAAGTTAAACAAGAATCAACATAAACATAATTTAAATTATCATAACTAAAATTAGGCTCTAAGATTTCAATAAATCTTTTTTCCACGCCGTTAATTGTTCTTTTGACTAAAATATAAATTTCATCATATTCTTTAGCTGATGGTATAACCGCTAAATCTTCGACAATTCCATTTGTTGTAAATCTGGTCCAACAATTAACTTCTTGATCGCCTTCAAACACAAATTTTGCAATTTGCCCGTCTTCACGCACAGCCCAAATTGTTGAAACTGGGTTTTGTTGATAATCGAATCTTTTTAAACCTGTTCCCGTAATATGATTGCTTCTAATTGAGGCATCTTGAGCTTTATATTTTGCTTCGGTGTTTGTATAATTTATTGCCCTAACTTTTTGTTTACCCCTTTGTAAATAAAAAGGTGTCGAATCGCAATAAACAGGGTCAACCCACTCGCTACCAAAAGCAATTTGTCGTTTTAAATCAATATCAGTATTTGACATACCAGCAGAATTATTTGAAGGCTTTGCTCTCCAGATACTATCGCTACAACCAATTAACAAAACTTCATCACTAAATAACCATAAAATAGAATCGTTAGTTGAACTGGCAATTGTTCGATTAAATCCATCATCGGCAGTTAAAGAGGTGTAATCTATATCAAAATTTTCATAATCGGCGGATTTGCTAAACCATATTTTTTGAGTTTCATTAATTGAGCCAGCTAAAACAAGTCTTTGTTCGTGAAATGTTATTGCCCTCGGATAACTACGATGCAAACCAAATTCTCCCTCGCTCCAAGTATATAAATCTTTGTTTTGTTGACCTGAATCAATTGTTTTTTGACTTGTGGCTGAAACTGTTGTAGAGTTGGTAAAACCTGTTATTTTTAAATAATTATAACTTGTGCCGTCCCTCATTAACATTAAAGAGCCGACATGATTTGCGGTAAATGTGTAAAGATTGGAACCTGTGGCTGTTAATGTGCAATTATTCCCAGATATACCACTAATTTTTAAAGTTCTTGTTTGTAAAATATTTTCTTTTTGATATGGTCCATAAAGCAAATCAATTTGTGAAAAAGTCCAACTAGAATTATTAAATCGAATTAATTTATAAAATCCTTTTAATGGATGAACCATCCAAATAACATCATCTTTTTGAACATAACGAATAAAATCTAAATCACTTTCAGAAAAACTATTTGCTACTTCATAAGCACTTCCGCCACTTAAAACTAATGCTTGCTGAGAATAAAATCTAAAATAACCCGCTCCTAGCTCAATAATTAAAACTTGGTCGACATTATATTTAAACCTGATAATTCTGGTTTTTTTTGTTGAATCTTTAACTTCATTAACAAATCTTGTGCCTTTTCTTCTAAATAACCAGCCTTGAGGGTGAACATCAAAATTTTCAACAATAGAACCGCCATTAAAAAAAGGCTCAAAATCGACTAAGCCGTCAATAGTAGGTGATAATTCACCTGCATTAAATCGTGTTTGTATTTCATTAACACTAGCCATTTTGTCTTATATCAATCCATTCGTTAGATGTTAAAGGTGTTTCGTTTCTTATTGCTTTAAATTGTGTCATAGCTTGATACAAAGCATTTTCATATTCGGATAATAATTGTTTTTCTCTACTATCCGAGCCAGTTAAATTATAGCATATTTTTGTAGCAAGCAATAAAACAAAAGCATTTTTAAAACCTGATGTATATTCGCTAGGGTCTGTAATTCTAGCAATGTAGGTAATTTTTATATTATCGGTATTAGTCAATATATATTTTCCTTCTATTGTGTAATCTGGTTCATTTTCAATAGAAATAAGTTTAATATATTCGGGATTAGTTGGTAATGCAAATTTATAGCTCCATTCGTAAAGCGGTGTTTCGGTAAGCTTATTTAAGGCTTGCCTACGCACCGCAAAACTCCATTCGGCTTCGTTCAAAATCTGATTTAATGCAAAATCATAAGCAAGTTTCAAGTCGGTAGCTTGTTGGCTTGGGTCAGTGTCAATATCTTGAACACGACCCTTACCTAACTTTAATAATGCAAGATTACATAATTCAGTTTTTGAAGTCATTACAATACAGAATATTCAATTAAAATTCTAATATCGCCAGCAGCCGAACCAGCAGTGTTAAAAGTTATTGCTGGTTGAAATAACTTTTTAGGGTCAGCGGTTAAGCCAGCAATTTCCCAGATTTGTTTATGCTTGTTTTCAATAGCGGGTTTTGTAAAAGCATCAAGTCCTTTTGTTGCAGTTCCTAAGCCTTGTCCGTCCAATAAACAATCTTTAACTATTACCGCCGCACCAGCTGAAACGGTTTCATAAAAACCTAAATCAACATCGGATGCACCAGTAATGGCATCAAAATCTAATTGAATACGATGAATAACCGCATTGCTTGGAAGGGGAGCGCCTAGATAAAATACTGAAGCGTCGCCGTCAGTTGTTGCCTTTGCAATTGTATCGACAATAATTCTACTTCTAGCTCCATTGAGTTGGAAGTTATTTTTGTCAAGTGAGCCTGTTTTATTAGCCATAAAATATTATAAATTAAAATTAAAGTTAAGCGGTTGGTAAATCAGTTGTTAAGCAGTCAATAGCTACAACTAACTTTTCTTCCATACGAGTTGATCCATAAGAAGCTTTTGCAGATAATTGAATGTTTTGTTTAGGAACATTTTTTTCAGCAACAGTTGTAATATCTTTATGTTTTGCAAAAAGACCAGCTTTTTTAACATAAAGAAAAGCTCTTTTAGTATTTTCAGCAGCTCCAGCAGGAAGATAAGAAGAGTTAAATCTTAAAAATTTAATACCATAAAACTCTTCAGCTTTAGCATATTTCATTTCAGCATTTGCACTAAGTTTATAATCTTTGTTAATAAATTCAGTTTGTCCTAACAAATATCTATAAGAAGCAGTTGATAACACGCAATAAACTTCTTCAGTTGCTAAATCAACATCATTATCTTCAAAGATTTTAATAGCATCTTTAAGTTTTTTAGTTGTTAAATCTTTTGAACCGTGAGCAATTAATTGATTAGAGGTATCAAAAGGGACATCAGCTAAAGTTCCGTTTTTGTCAACAGATTTAGCAGAGCCAAGTAATCCATTAATGATAATTTGGTCTTTTTTTCTGTTAGCAGCTTTAACAAAATTTGCTAACATAGAAGATTGAGGGTTTACCATTTGTCTTTGCAAATCTTGCTCGTCAATGTAATCCATACCTTCATAATCAACACAAGTAATAGAGCGTCTAGAAAATTCAGTAGGTGTGTATTGAACGTCAGAGTGTCTGCCTTGTCTAACTAACAATTCAACACTGCCAATTCTGTCAAAATATTCAAAATTGGTATTCATTGTGGTATTATCAAGGGTACTTTCAAGTAATGAAGTAGTTTTTTGGGTAAGCTCGCGTAAATTAGTATTAAACGCAATTGTTGCTGCCAAAAGATCGGCTGTTTGAGTCATAAAATAAATATTTGAATTAAAAAATAATAAAAATCGGGGATTACTCCCTCCTAATTGCTACCCTTAATTTCAAAGACTTAAATTAAGCTCCCTTTTACTTTACATCGGACAATGTTTAGCTATAAAATAGAATATTAAATTTTAATGTCAACAATATATTTTTTGTTTATAGCTAAATTTAAAATAATATCACAAATTGCGTCTTGATTATCATTTTTATAAAAAGATTCATTAACAAACATTAAAATTGCATCTTTAGTATAAAAAAAACATTTAGAATCAGTAAAAGAATTATTAAAATATTTCGCTGTTAAATCAATTCCTTCTTTAAAATTTTCTATAACAAAATTTATCCATCTATCGGCATTATTACTTTTTCCTATAGAATATATTTCTTGGTTTCCAAAATATTCTTTTACTTCTTTAATATTTTTTGCATTAACTACAATTTCTTTATCAAATAAATTTACAGTTAATTCTTTTAATTTTGCATTTAACGCTTTATCTACCATTTTTTTAAATTGGTCAAGTGAAGCATCTAAGTCTCCAAGAGTAAACTCATATTCATATTTATTATAGCCCCCTAGATCAGATTTTTTGTAAAATTCTTCAAGATTATTAAATTTTGTAAAAGTATTTATCATATTTTTTTATTGAGTTAATATTAATACAATAATTTATTAATGGTTTAATTAATGTCAACAAAATAATTAACTTTAGTTTTAAATGTAATGGTTTTTTTGTCTTTATCTTGAGATTCATTAGTTTGAATATTTACATGTGCATAAACTTTTTCTTTATCTATATTAATTGCATTTTTGATACGCCTTTCTATTACACGATTAATAGAATCTATTATTTTGCTATGCCCTGAATATTCATGATGTAGATTTTCAAAATCCTTTGTTTCTATTTCAAAAAAATTTATATTTTTGTTTTTTGCAAAATCTTGAAAATCTACTAATGATTGTATAAAAGTTAACATTTATTATAAATATGGTTTTTTTAACATTTCAAAAACTTGATTAACCGCTTTTAAATCTCCCTTATGATAAGGGTGCGTTTTGTCATTTAAAATATCGTTAAACATTTCTTCGGGCGATTTTGTAATTTGTTTTAAATTATTTCCAATAGAACCCTCGCTAACTTTAGAAGCCACTTTATCCATTATTTTAGATATTAAAACTTTTTGGTCTAATGGTAAATTGTGAATACTTTCCATGTCTTCGGGCGAAACATAATTCATTAAAGTTTTTTCAGCAATATCCGCTCTTTTTTCGTAATCAAAGCCCCATTCCTTTTTAATATTTTCTAATGATTGCTTGTTAGCTTCGTAGGCTTGTCTTTCTAGTTCAATTTCTTGTGTTCTGTCGGCTTCAAAAATACTATTAAGAAATTGTTGTGCCACTTCGGGTTTAATTCCAAGTTCTAAGGCTTTTGTTTTAGCTGTATTAACAATATTATCTTCAATAGAATAACCTTCAGGCAAATTAATTTGGTAATCTTCGGGTTTAAATGTTGATGGTTGTGCCATTTGTGCTTTTAATTCCGCTTCGACAACATCACGAGCTTTGCCAAAATGTTTATTTTTGTGATAATAATCTTTAGCAATTGCCGATAAATCTTTAGGAAAGTTTTTAGAAAGCCTTTCAAAATCAGCATCTTTTCTAATATCCTCAGGAAAAAATGAATTTAAATCAAAACTTGGCGTAATTGGTGCCGTATTTTGAGCAATATTAGTTTCATTAACTGGGCTTGATTGTGTTGGTGCAGTAGGTGCGACTTGATTTTCAATTGTCATAATTTTTTTTATTTGTTGATAGTGTTTAAATCTAAGTAATCGTCAATATATTGAAATGCAAGTCTCATTCCCACTTGTAAATGTGAGGCTAAAACATCATCGCAAGTATATTCTCTAGAAATTAATTCAGGATTAATAACTAAAGCCGTTCTTAGATCTTTGTAAACTATCAAACCTTCTGCCGAGCCAAATACTGTGTTAAATATTCGCTTTCTTTCTATAAGTTTTTCCTGTAATTGTTTTTCTGCGTCAATCATTAAACCCCCGCTTGTTTCATTGTTGCTAATGTTTGTGCTTCGGTATTAGCGTCAACCATTTCTTGTTGTTGTGCCATTTGTTGCTGTCTTGCTTGTCGCTCTTCATCAACTTTATTAGTATCTTTAATTAATTTAGGGTCAATTTGTAGAATGTCAGCTTTATATCGAGCTATTTCGTCAAAATCTACCGTGTCTAATATTGCTGGATTTGCTTGGGCTAAATTCATAATTGACATTAAAAACACATCAACCGAGTTATTTTTGCCTAATTGATTTGCTTGATTAACTGGGTTAATAAATTCGATTTTCATTTTAGGAAAAATCTTTTTACCTGTAGTTGCATCAGTTGTTCCTTTCATTTTATTAGGCATCTCAGGAAACGGAGCATCAGGCAATAGCGTAAAATTACCATCTTGAGCGTAAGATAATTTAAATAAAATATCATAAACTCTATCAAGAATTGATTCAAGATATTGTTGTAATGAAGAAGCTAAACTTCCCATGATTCTATAGCTTTCCGCTCTTAGTTCTAATATTTGCGTTGCGGTTGCTCTCGGGTCATCTAATACCGATAATTTATCTAAAAAGAATATTTTCCTAATTGATTCTTGTTTTTGTGTTATCAATTCTACAGCTGGATTAATTCCTTTACTGTCGTTGATTGGCTCAACTGCTCGCCCATTGCCAACAGGTGATTTAACCATGTTTAAAGCTCTTGGTTGCAAGTTTAATTGTTTCTCAAATTGAGCATTTACAATTAAAGGCGGGTTTAATATTTTTTGGATTGATTCAAAATAATCATACCACATTCTATTTAAACTTCTTGCGTCGGCTAATGCATACATTGCTTGCCCTGTTCCATAAACTTCACCAGTTCCTTTGGCACTTCTTCCGACAGCTACAGGAAAGCTATTAAAACCAGTTTCACTAATAATCTTGCTATGCGCTGGGTCTAACCAAATACCTTGAAACGGCATATTTATAGTATCAATTTTAGTGGCGTCCCTTTCATTTCTCGGCATTATATAAAGTCTAACATCAAAATTTGTGTTAGGTTTTTCGACTGAAGCTTTTTTAATTATCTCATCGATATTGCCACCATCAGCAAATTTTTTGACAATATCTTTTGCCGTCATTTTCATTAACAAAATGCAAGTGTCAACTTTGCCCTCGTCATTTTCGGTAATTAAGATATTTTTAATGTGAATTGCTTTAAAATTGATTAAAGAAGATTTGCCTTCTTCAATCTTTAGTGCTATAGTTCCAAATGTTGCAAAGTCTTTTAGATTTTCATGATGTGCATCTTCAAAATTGCCTTTAGTATCATAGAGGATATTCCACATTTTATCGGCAACCGCTTTGAGATATTCTAAAATTTCATCATCGGTTTTTAATTCCTCATCTTCAATTTTAATTGTAAACCACGGCGTTGCTTTATTTGTCATTGTGCCGTTAAGAATTGACGCAAAATTTTCTAATGCAATTACCATTGTTGAATCGTTAGCAACAAATAAATCTTTTTTATCGCCTGCGGTTTTTTCGCTTGTAATATCGGTTTTAAGCGGTCGAAAATACTTTGCTGTATCTTGCCAATTTGTTTCAAAGTTTTTGCGATTAGTTAATAAATCATTGTAAAGATTATTAAGCTCTTCGATTCTTTTATCTGCCATATTAAATACCTAAAAGTTTTTTTCGTTCCATTACGCTTTGCATAGATGAACCCGCAAAAGTAGTGCGTTTTTTTAAAGCTTCTTCTTGTGCCTTTAAATCAGCTTCAGAAAGCAATTTAAGTCTTGTTTGTTCTGCGACTTGTGCGTTTAATGCGTCGGTTTGTTGTGCTTGAACATCCGCTTGAACGAGTGCGTTTTTCATGCCAGTTTCTTGACTGTTGATGTCAGACAATCCTTTTGCTCCACCAATTGCACCTACTGGACCACCTAAGGAACCACCCGCAACAGTTGCCACAGCTTTTCCAACAGTTTTAGAGCCTGTTAAATCAGCGGCAACCTTACCGATTCCGCCAGCAAATCTTTTCCATTTTTTACCAAATCCCATATAATATATAATTATTATTAAATTTAAATTCCTAAAAGCCTTTTTCGCCCTTGCTCATTTCCTAAAAGTTTTTTTCGCTCAAGCTCCATTTGTATATCTCGACCAGCAAAAGAAGTTTGAGAGTTTTCTTGTTGTTTGACAGCAGAAGCCGTCGCCTCATTAATTAATTTTTTTCTTCTTTCGTCGAATTGTGTTGCAAATTTTTCAGGATTTATTTTTAAAAATCCCA